CGCTACTGATAAGGAAAAAGAATCTGTTGAATATGGATTGCAAATAGGGCAAAGTATTCAATATGAGTGGTTTAAGAAAGATAGTCATGGATGTAGATTTTACGACCAACGCTCTAATTTTCATAAATTACGTCTATATGCACGTGGAGAACAGTCTGTAGGTAAGTATAAAAATGAATTGTCTGTAGATGGTGATTTAAGTCATTTGAATTTAGATTGGACTCCTGTGCCAATTATACCTAAGTTCTTAGATATTGTAGTTAATGGAATGACCGACAGAATGTTTAAGGTAAAGGCATATGCACAAGATGCTATGTCTACTGATAAACGAAATAGATTTCAGCAGTCGGTTCAAACCGATATGGCTGCTAAAGATTTACTACTTCAAGTAAAGAGCCAATTTGGTATTGATGCATTTGATACTCCTCCAGGAGAATTGCCAGAAACAGATGATGAATTATCATTGTTTATGCAAATCAATTATAAGCCAGCAATTGAAATAGCTGAAGAACAAGCAATTAACACAATATTTGACGACAATAAATATAACGATATTCGTAAGAGTATTGATTTAGATATTGCTACTATTGGAATAGGAATGGCTAAGCATATGTTTTTGCCTGGTGACGGAGTAAGAATCGAGTATGTAGACCCTGCCAATGTTATTTATAGTTATACAGAAAACCCATACTTCAAGGATTGTTTCTATTGGGGAGAAGTTAAGACAGTTCATACAACTGAGCTTATGAAAATAGACCCAACACTTACTTTAGAGCAATTGGGGGAAATATCTAAGTACGGAGAGTCTTGGAATAGTCAGTACGGATTGGCTCAGTTAAATAATAGTTTATTTAGTAGAGATTCTGCTACATTGCTTTATTTTAACTACAAGACCACCAAGAGAATCGTATACAAGAAAAAGAAATTAGAGAACGGTACCGAAAAAATGATACCAAAAGACGATACATTCAATCCACCACAAGAGATGATGGACGAAGGAAACTTCGAGAAGATTGAGAAAGTTATCGATGTTTGGTATGATGGAATTATGGTAGCTGGTACAAATATTATGTTGAAGTGGGAATTATCTAAGAATATGGTAAGACCTAAATCAGCAACACAACACGCTATTCCTAACTATGTAGCGGTTGCTCCAAGAATGTATAAGGGAGCTATTGAGTCATTGGTTAAAAGAATGATTCCGTTTGCTGACTTGATTCAAGTTATTCATCTTAAGATGCAACAAGTACTAGCTAAGGTAGTACCTGATGGGGTATTTATTGATGCCGATGGTATTAATGAGGTAGATTTAGGTACTGGAGCAGCATATAATCCAGAAGATGCATTAAGATTATACTTCCAAACAGGTAGTGTAATTGGTAGAAGTTATACTGGTGACGGTGAGTTTAACAACGCAAGGATTCCTATCTCTGAGTTAGGAACAAATAGTGGTCAAGCTAAACTTCAAAGTTTAATTGGAAGTTATAATCATTATATGGGTATGATTAGAGACGTTACTGGTCTTAATGAGGCTCGTGATGGTTCTACTCCTAATCCAGATGCTTTAGTAGGCGTTCAGAAATTAGCAGCGTTAAATTCAAATACAGCAACAAGACATATCTTAGAATCTAGTTTATATGTTACACGTTCATTATCTGAGGCTATTTCTTATAGAGTTGCAGATATTTTAGAGTATTCTGACTTTAAGGAACAGTTTGTAAATCAGATTGGTAAATACAGCGTTGGTATCTTAGAAGATATTAAGGACTTATACATCTATGACTTCGGTATCTTTATTGAGGTATCACCTGATGAGGAAGAGAAGGCTCAGTTAGAGCAGAACATTCAGATTTCATTATCACGTGATTCTATATTACTAGAGGACGCTATTGATATTAGAGAGATGAGAAACCTTAAACTCGCTAACCAACTTTTAAAACTTAAAAGAAAGAAGAGAGAAGAACAAAAACAAAAGCAGGCTCAAGAGGCGCAACAGATGCAAGGTCAGATGCAACAGCAATCGCAACAATTAGCGGCTCAAGTAGCAATGCAACAAATACAAGCTGAAACTCAAGCTAAGTTACAGGTAAAACAAGCCGAGTCCGCATTTGATATTCAAAAGATGCAGAGTGAAGTTCAGGCTAAGTTACAGCTTATGGAAGTTGAGTTTAACTACAATATGCAATTAAAAGGTATTGAAGTTCAGACAACTAAGACTAAAGAAGAAATGAAGGAAGAGGCTAAGGATAAACGTATTAGCCTACAAAATACACAACAATCAAAACTGATAGACCAACGTAAAAATAACTTACCTCCTGTAGATTTTGAATCTACTAACGATAACTTAGACTCGTTTGACTTATCACAATTTGGACCAAGATAATGATAAATTAAATAGTTAACTTTGCAAAAAAATAACATATGGCAACAGTACCTAGTGGAACTAGATTTATAGGAATAGCACCTTCGGTAGATTTAAAGGAAAGAAAGTCAGCTGTACTTAATAAAATGACAGAGCCTTTTACTATTGATGATATTAGAGGGTATAAAGTATTCACTGCTTTATTAACACAGAACGGGGGAGATAACGTACGATTAACCGCATCTGATGATCCACAACCATTTTTAGTGGGAGTTACATACGTAATTGCAGATAATACCGGAAATGCAGATTTCACAAATATTGGCGCTCCAAATAATAATGTCGGAACTTATTTTATTGCGACAGGAACTACTCCGGCCACTTGGGGAGACGGTAGCTATGTGGAGTGTGATTATAACGAAGGAGCCCCAGTAGTCACTGTACTAGAGAACACTATTGGGAATGTATGGTTTGATTACACTGATGTTGGGACTTACAATATTAATTCTGATGGATTATTATCTATTGATAAAAGGCAATTTTATTATGGGCTACTAAAATCATTAGATAATGCTAATGGTAGTATTATAGAAAGCGACAGCATTGCTTATAATAATAATTTTATACAAATAATTACATTAGATAATGGGGGAAATGCAGTGAATGGAATGTATAACACCCCATTCGCATCTAAATGTTTAGATATAAAGTTTGTAACATCTGATTGAGCATTCTTTAATTCTGCTGCATCTCCAGGTAAAAACGTTATACTCTTGTCTCCAACATTGAACTCAAAACCTTTGAACTCATTAGAAAAAATTTCTTCAGTCTTTTTTTGAAAATATTCAGATTTTCTAGAACTCTCTTGCTGATAGGTCTGTGATTCTTGAACATATTTCTTGTAAGCATCGTAACATTCTTTCTCATCATCTGAAACTAAACCACCTTTCGACTCGACAGGTATTTTATACGCCTCTTTTGAATCCTCAAAAAATTTCTTTGCCTTAGCAAGCTCTTTCTTCTTAGCAATCTCCTTCTTCTTAATGTCCTTTGGTTCATCAAGATCCTCATCATAAGCAAACTTATCCTCGATCATATATGCGATATCATCTTGGTCTAAATCTTCTTCTGTCTGAGAGTAGTACTCTGCTAATAATTGATCTGGATTTAAACTATCAAAATCTCTGCTTAACTTAGCAAAATCTTCGATACCTCTTCCAGTCTCTTTTTTATACTTGAAGTATGCAGATACGTCACCAGGTAACTCTTCTGCCTCTTCTCTTTTCTGAAGCAACTCATCAATAGAGTTAACTTCCTTATTGTATCTATTCTTAATATAAGAAAGAACATCTGAGTCTCCGTATTCTGGAGTTACTACTTCTTCTGGAGTAATTACCACTTCTGGAACTACTACTTCTTCATGATGTTGATTCTCTTCGTGTTGGTTTAAGAGATTTTGTTCAATCTCTTGCATAGACTTCTGTTCGACAGCCCCCAATTCTTTTACTGTAAAATTTTCCATTTGATTTAATTTTTTGCAAAGTTAGTTATTTAATTCTTATGCTATATTAGCAGTTCCACTTGTCTAATGCAAGTTTCTTTCTTGTAGGTTCACCATTAGGTTTCTTCATAGGCCCTGGCATCCCTGACATTCTAGAACAGAATGATGCTCTTCGTTTAGCGTCTTTACTTCCAGGTTTTAATTTAGAAGGTTTAGTCGTAACTGCGGTTTGAAGTTTTGATCCAGGATTTTCTTTTCTATAAGAAGCAACTCCCTTAGCATTTAAACCACCAGTCTTACTTTTTCCCTCGGCTCTTTGCCATGCTGCTGTTTTTGCCATTATCTTGGTCCGAATTGCGATAAGTCAAACGAGTCTAAATTATCGTTAGTAGATTCAAAATCTACAGGTGGTAAATTATTCTTACGTTGATCTATCAGTTTTGATTGTTGTGTATTCTGTAAGCTAATACGTTTGTCCTTAGCCTCTTCCTTCATCTCCTCTTTAGACTTAGTTGTCTGAACCTCAATACCTTTAAGCTGCATATTATAATTGAACTCAAGCTCCATAAGCTGCATCTTAGCCTGAACCTCGCTCTGCATCTTCTGAATATCAAATGCTGACTCTGCTTGCTTAACTTGTAACTTAGCCTGTGTCTCAGCTTGAATCTGTTGCATAGCCACCTGAGCTGCTAACTGTTGTGATTGCTGTTGCATTTGGCCCTGCATTTGCTGAGCCTCCTGAGCTTGTTTTTGTTTTAACTCTTCTCTCTTCTTTCTCTTAAGTTTAAGTAGCTGATTAGCTAACTTAAGGTTTCTCATCTCTCTAATATCAATAGCATCCTCTAATAAGATAGAATCACGAGATAATGATATCTGAATATTCTGCTCTAGCTGAGCCTTCTCTTCCTCATCAGGTGATACCTCAATAAAGATACCGAAGTCATATATGTATAGGTCCTTAATATCTTCTAAGATACCAACACTGTACTTACCTATCTGGTTTATAAACTCTTCTTTAAAGTCAGAATACTCTAATATATCTGCAACTCTATAAGAAATTGCTTCAGATAATGAACGTGTAACGTATAAACTAGATTCTAATATGTGTCTTGTTGCTGTGTTTGAGTTTAGCGCAGCTAACTTCTGAACGCCAACCAATGCATCTGGGTTTGGAGTAGAACCATCACGAGCCTCATTAAGACCAGTAACATCTCTAATCATACCCATATAGTGATTGTAACTTCCAATTAAACTTTGTAATTTAGCTTGTCCACTATTGGTGCCTAACTCAGAGATTGGAATTCTTGCATTATTAAATTCACCATCACCAGTATAGCTTCTACCAATCACACTACCAGTTTGGAAGTATAATCTTAATGCATCCTCTGGATTATATGCTGCTCCAGTACCTAAGTCTACCTCATTAATACCATCGGCATCAATAAATACACCATCAGGTACTACCTTAGATAGCACTTGTTGCATCTTAAGGTGAATTACTTGAATCAAGTCGGCAAATGGAATCATTCTTTTAACCAATGACTCTATAGCCCCCTTATACATTCTTGGCGCAACCGCTACATAGTTAGGGATAGCGTGTTGTGTAGCTGATTTAGGACGTACCATATTCTTAGATAGCTCCCACTTCAACATAATATTTGTACCAGCAACCATAATTCCATCATACCAAACATCGATAACCTTCTCAATCTTCTCGAAGTTTCCTTCGTCCATCATCTCTTGCGGTGGATTGAACGTATCGTCCTTTGGTATCATTTTCTCGGTACCGTTCTCTAATTTCTTTTTCTTGTATACAATTCTCTTGGTAGTCTTATAGTTAAAATAAAGTAATGTAGCAGAATCTCTACTAAATAAACTATTATTTAACTGAGCTAATCCGTACTGACTATTCCAAGACTCTCCATACTTAGATATCTCTCCTAACTGCTCTAGTGTCAGTGTTGGATCAATCTTCATAAGTTCGGTTGTGTGTACTGTCTTAACCTCTCCCCAAT